ATTTTTAATCCAGTACACTCCGTTATCTCCTGGATCTCCAAAGTTGCCATAACATCCTACACCTAGTGATAGAGTACCTCCTAAGTAGTTGCCGATAACTTGTGTTAATCGAGCCATACAATAAGTGGGGTCACCACCTCGTATACCTAATCGTTTACCTGCGCGTAAAAAAGCTTCTACGCTATCCCTACCCCCGTTCCAATGTAAGTAAATGGCGGGCGATTGATCTTTTTCAAACTGTTTTGATTTAAATGCTATTACTGCTCTATTTCCCATTTATATTCTCCCTTTAAAAGTTTGTTCTAAAGCAAATTTGACCCACTGCGCATTGTTGCGGGCTTGGTCTATATCTTTGCCGTAGATAATATGTAGATACTCGTTAACTAACATATGTATCTGGTTTTGGAACGGATCATTAGGGCGGTCACTATCTGCAATAATGTCACAGATGTAAGTAACTGCACCTATACGCACTTCTTCTATTTCGTTGTGCATAAGTTTATCGACTTGCTCCTGTACTAGGTCTGCAATAGTCTCTGTTGGCTTACTCATCTTCGCTCTTCTTATCAGCTTCATAACAAGCGCCACATAACATTTTATCTATAGGCACTTGGTCTAAATCTTTATAGCCATTATCTTCATAATTATTTTTATCAATAATATAATCAGCTTTATAGCCACATTCGTTGCAACAACCTCTACTCATCTTCGTCACCTGTTATTACAACAGTCCCATCGGTATGTACAAACAGTGCTTCTTCCGACTCAGCAAATACACCAATCGTTAGTTCTTCCCCGTCTCGGTGCGTGAATACAATATCAGTTATCCATGTATTGTCCCCTTTGATTTCTGGGCGCAGTCGCCTTGGTTTCTCAGCAACTATTTCAGTCACCGTATGTAAATTAATGCTTACACTCATATCTTTCTCCTTTCTAGTTATTTATAAGATACTAACTACTTTACTCTCCAAAATAGCCAAAGTAAAGCACTGCTACGAGCCTTGTGACTTTACGACAGACTTCATAGCTTGGTACAACGCTCGCCCGCCTTTCGGATCCTGGAATATACGTTGTAAGCGTTGTTCGTTACCTTCATGGTCTTTTACTACTTGTTGAACAGGTTTTGATTCATTCCAATCTACTCCTTGTTCTTTAAGCATTTTTCTTATTTTCTTAGCTTTTTTAGAATTCATTATTTTCTCCCGATATCTTTTATCTGACTTTTGGGTATTACTTGATACCCTCCTTTATTGTACGCGACAGCAACAGTGTATTGTTTGCTAATTTCTTGTTTGTATGAAGTGTCAACAGGGTCACTAACAGTACCTGTCAATTTAAATGAAGGATATTTCTCACGATGAGCTTTATCTTTTTCAATAAGTTCTTGTACATGATCTACTCTATTTTGAACATCCATACTTCCGTAAATTTTTCCCATATCTTTCTCCTTTCTTTTTTAGTTACCTATATAGTTTAAAGGGCAACAAACCGAAAATAAAGCAGTGTTGAAGAGCGTTTAACTACCCGAGACGCGGATGAAATAACCGCTAGGGCTGACTCCCCCCTCTTCAACTTTGTGTTAATCATTCCTTCTGCTATACAAAGAATGTGATTTGGAGTCAATTTATTTAAAATCTTTAAGACTTGTAAAAATCAGTTAATTCTTTCATTCGGGCAGGTATAACTTTTCCTGCGTTACAGTCCGTACAACATTTACCTTCTGCAATGGGCTCAGGGTTATGCCCGAACTCCTCTTTAGTTTCTCCACATAAAACACATTTCATATCATTCTCCTTTCTAATTATAATAATAAATCAAGTGTAGATAGTTCGGGTATGGTTCCTGCCTATCCCTAATTCCGCCTTCACCTACTTCACCTACTTCACCTATTAAGTTTCTGGATTTTACAAAGGCACATCCCCTGTCTACACTCTAGTCATAAACTTTCCTAAGAAAAAAGTTTATTAACGTACTAAATACTTTACCTACGAATTACGCGAAAGTAAAGCAGTAAAACGACTTTTACGAACAACTACATAATTCTCTTCTTCTGGTCGTGTAGTTTTCCAAACTGCGTATAATTCTCTCATTTTTTCATCACTCATTGTATTGTCCCCTCTTTTACAGTGTTTTCATAAAGTGCTTTATATATCTCGTTTCCTTCCATAGCCATGACATGATGAAACTTTTCAATTACTTTATCTACGTTTTGTAACATAGTTTCCCCTATTGGTGTGGGTAATGTGTCGTCTTCAATCATATTTAGGATATAATCGCTGTACATAGTCATTGCTGTACAAACTATGATTAAAGTCGTGAAGTCTATTTTTAAAGAAACTTCTTTATCCATATCAGGAAGTTCCCCGATATTTAATATATTTACTTCTTCATCCATTTTTATTATTTATGTGTTTTTCTATTTCATCATATATAAAATTAAAAAGAACATCTCCCGAAATTTTCGATTGCCCTTGAATGCCTGTTGTTAAATGTCTTGCAATAGATTCTATGTTTGTAGTAACGACCGTTCCGTCGTTTTTTGTTATTTGTATTTGCATGATTCTCCTTTTTAGTTAAGTAACAATATCGTACTGAGATTGTTTTATCTCAGTACAACATCATACACCCCTTTGAGTTACAGAGTAGGGGCAACACTCCGATAGTTTTACAACTCGACGAAATAACCTTCATCAATAAGACGTTTCTTATAGAACCTAAAGATTCTAAGAGGATCTTGTCTCGTTGATAAAAAGCCTTTCTTCACTGCTAACGCGACTAACTCTTGAGCTGTGAAACGGGAGGGATCAATCTCTCCTTTTTCTGCAGACTCAGCTGTGTCGACTAAAGCAACGATCTGAGGAGTAGTTTTATCTATTTCCTCAGACTTAGGGTACTTGCCCGTATACATAAATTGTTTACGAGTAGCTCCTTTTCCAGTCGTGGTCGGCTTAGGAACAGTTGTTCCTATTTTGCCAGAACCGTTCGTAGCTTTCGCTTTGACTGGTGCTTTTTTAGCAGAGATTTTTCTACTTGGTGTTTTCACACTAGCAGCAGATAATGCTTGTGCCATATCTATTCTCCTTTCTTCTTTCTAAACACACACACCTTTCGGTGCAATAAAGTTCCGCCTTGCGGTAGAACATACTAACTACTTTACCTACGAGTATTACGAAAGTAAAGCAGCCCTACGAGCGCCTATCAAACTCAGGATCCTGGGTCACATAAACTGACGTTGGACCACAAACAAGATTGTGCGCATTACGGACAGCTTCCCAGAGATGATGAGTTCCATTTTCTGCAGGGATATCTTCGTCAACTTGACACGCTAAATAATCTAAAGCTTCGCGTAGTTCTTTAATACTTTCGCGCAGCTCCATAACTACTTTTTCTTTATACAAGGCAGACATCAGTCTTTTCTCCAGATCCTCACACCCGATACTTCGTTCTCTAAACGATACCGTATAATGTAATGTTGCTGGGGGTCTTGTTTTTTCCCGTAAGTCCGAGTAGCTTGGGATAATCGATTTTTCAATCGATTACCGTTGTCACCTTCCTTAAGTAAAACAAAGATAGAGTCACCTACCTCCATTTTAGCAAAAGGATATCTCGCACCTGATCTTGTATCTTCAGGTAGAGGTACTCCTATATCTATTTGAATACCCGTGTCTTCATCTAAAAACGCATCGGGTTTATTTTCTGTATATTGACCTAAGTCATTTGCACTAGCCATTAATTTAACTCCTTATCTCCTGGTCTGACGGCTATATAGCCGTTCTCTACCAAGTGGTTTTTCCAAAACATCAGGATGAGGGAGCTATCGCTAACTCCCGCCAATTCCTGACAACCTTGGGCTATCATCGTATCAGACAGTAGACGAGCTAACTCGTCATCTCCTGCCTCAAACAATGCTGCCCAAATAACTCCCGCAACTTCAGCGTCGAGGGAGTAATTCTTAGGGTTATCTGCCATTAAGCCACCTTCGCGTATTTAATAGCTAGGTCGAGGGCTTTCGCTTTACGATTCGCTCCCGCTCCAAACCACGCACTGTGAAGGCTGTTTCCTGGGGTCTGAGACTCACGTAAGTGATCCTCAACATAGGTTACTGCGTTTAATGCACCCCACCAAGTACCCTTAGATGAAGCTAAATTCGCTCCTGGCTGACGCTCAAGAGCTTCAACAACTAATCTAGGGTAAGTATTAAATTGCTCAATAAGAGGGGCTTGTTCGCCTATCTTTTTACCTTGAGCCTTTAACTCGGCTTCTTTTCTATAGGCAGAGATCATATCAGGTTGATACAACTCTCCTACAAAATCGAGGAAGTTAGAGTGCTTTGTTTTCTTCTTAGATAACAAAGTTGCTGCTTCTTTAAACGCTGTCATACGCTCTGCAGATAAGCCTAAAGCTTCTTCAGCAGTCTTCATAACATCATCACCGAACTCTCTAACGTGGGGCATACGGAAAGACGCTGTACCACCATGCTGTAATGCCATAGTAAGTGTATTGTTACATACAACTCTAATAGGCGTCAGCTTAATAGTAAGTGAGCGACCAACAATATGCGGTTGGTTTATTAAAAGATAACCTTTAATAAGGTCTTCGCCCGCTAACTCAAAGTCTTCAGATATTTTGGCTAAACCCCAAATTTCTCCGCCGTCTTTTAAGCTACCTGCAGTTTCCATTTTCATGTGTCCTGCTTCAGTAAAGCGTTTAAAGAACTTAAATACATCTTCATTTTGAATAGGGACGTAGTCTCTACCGCAATGGCTAAGTATTCGGTTATCAGAATCACGAACAATGTGGAAGGTACTTTCCGCTTGGATTAACCCCACATCTTCGCCCCATTCAGGCGCATCTAAAGTATAACTAGGACGTTTGCTAACTGTCCAGTCTAACTGTGCTGCTTCCTGCATTTGTAATGGCGTTAGGTCATTTGATACTTCAACACCCAATCCGTGCCAAGGTTTATCACCTGTCCATGCCATTGTTTCTACATTATGTGCCATATATTTCTCCTTTCTTATTGCACTGTTTAATCACCGTAGCTTTTTAGGCTACCCGTATATTAAATAGTACAGCGTTACGAAAGTAAAGCACTGTAAAGAGCACTCCACTCGTAAGGAATATCGAGAGTAAGTAAAGCGTCAGATTTGTAACCATTTTTTACAAGCTCGTGAGCCCGTTCTAATCCGTCAATATGGTAGAGCTTTATTTGATTATTTTTCCGAGCAAGAACAAAAACTTGCCCTCCATGCATTGCACGTTTCGCGAGCCAGGAAACTTGCATAGGTCGTAGAGTGAGTGAGTTGCCCGAGTGAATTTCTTTTAGCTCGACCCAAAACTCTTTGCCTTTAGCACAACCGTTAACATCAGGTATACCCGCACCTGTCATACCTGTTTCAATACGTTGCCAATGAATATCTTTAATGTTTTCTCTAAGGAGTAACCAAAAGTTTTTTTCTTTAGTCATCGTCGAATACAGTATAGTTCTTTTGAGAATTTTTTAGTTTTTCTATTTTTTCGTCGAAAGTTGTGTATTGTTTGTACTTTACACCATCATTTATGGGACCAGTCTTATTATTAAAAGATTTTTCTCTTTTTATGTTTTCACCTGCTATATGAAAAAACCCAACTCTAAGTGAATCTCGTTTTCTCTCTTTATACCCAGTAGTTTCAATTAATTTTGTTCCATCTGAATAAGTAGCAGAACTTAATTCGTGTAAACATCTACGAATATAGCGCTGATCTTCAGTTATCCTAGGAGTGTCTCCCTCGTCGTTATCTAGTACCCATTGTACTTCTGGAGATAAATGTTGTTCTTCTTGGTAATCGTACTGTCCGAGTACTCCCTCTTTACGAGCTACATGTCCTACAGGATTTTTGTTATTTGCATAATTTTGGTTGTTTTGACATTCTTTACTACAATATTGAGATGTTCCTTCAAACTCGTCTTCGCAAAACACACAAATTCTTTTTTTTATCTTATTACCCATACCCCTATACTTTAAATACCAATAAGGAGAAAGTAAAGCACCTTATTACAACAAATCCCATCCTGTGTGGGGTGCTGTTGTTTTGTTGTTTCCAATCACTTTAATTTCATTACCCTCTAACCATTCGTTAAACGCTAAACGTGTTTGAGATTTGTCTTTATAAGTAGAGTAGAGTTCAGACCATTTATCTCTGGCTAACTTTACTCCGTAATAATAATCACCATCACCTAATTTGCATCGAGTAATAATTTGCCATGTACGTTGTTTAGTTATCCCATAACCTTTACCAAGTTCTTGTAAGGTTACTGATTCTTTATTCCATTTTTCGTACATGATTCTGTAACGCGCCGCCATTTGGTCAGCTTTTATTTTAGATATACCTCGCATTAAATTTCCTCCGTTTCGCCCCAACTAGTACCGAGTTCTGTATCTACAGTAAGAGGAACAGCAAGATCGACGCAGTTTTCCATAATTCGTGAAACTTTCGCTGCTTGTTCGTCATCTTCAATAGATATGTCCACTTCATCGTGGACTTGGACGTGGGGAACTATTCCTTCTTCCCACAAACCCAGCATGGCTAACTTAGTCATGTCCGCCGCTGAGCCCTGAATCAGTCTATTAAGGGCTTTATATGTATAAGACCTTTTTAAAACATCTCCGTATTTTTCTCTTGCTTCTTCTAATGGTAAAGGCATAGTCTTATCATATTTATGTTCCCATAAATCGAAATGACATCGTCTTCCTGCAAGAGTTCTAATGTACCCTCTGTCAAGTGCTACTCTAGAGCACTGATCTTGTAGACCTCTAATGAAGGGTACTTTTTCATGGTATTTAGTAAGTAGAGCTTGAGCCTCTAAATCACCTAAACCAAGTTCTTTAATTAATTTTTGTTTTCCCATTCCATAGCTTAGTCCCAAGTTTATATTTTTAGCTTGTTTACGGGGTATATTAGCCATGTCCGCAACTATCTGATGGAAGTCTGCGTTCTTATCCCTATACGCGGTTACGGCTTCCTTAGCCCCTATTAAACCCATCTTATTTGCGTAGTGTACCGTAAGTCGAGGCTCTTGTTGAGAATAATCGAATAGACCCCACCTACATCCTTCTTCAGGTATAAACAGCGATCTAATCATTGTGCCTAGTTCAGGATCTCTTGCAGGAACTTGTTGTAAGTTAGGGTTACTGTAACTAAAACGACCACTAACCGTTCCTCCTGAATCATTTCTTAAGGGATGAGCTTCTGCATGTATTCTTCCATTAACTGCGTGCTCTGAAATCATTTTATCTATAAACGTAGTTCGTGCTTTATTCAATTTCCTGGCTTTTACAATCATTCGGGGTAGTTCGTGTTCATGACCCTCTAGCCATTGTCTTTGAAAACTAGCCATGCCTTTTTCTGTTCTAGGGTACGGTAGATTGTTTTTATCAAAAACTTTTTGTAAAGACGCATTCGCCCATAGGTTTACATCTTCTCCGTATTTTCTCTTTATTTCTATGTGTAACTTTTGTTCTTGTAGAGATAACTTTTTACTGACTTCTTCAGCTTTTTGTTCATCTACCCTAACTCCCCTCCACCTCATTTCTAAAAGTAAAGGAATTAATCTACACTCTATATCGTAGATTGGTTCTAAGTTTTGTTCTTGTAATTCTATTTTTAATTTTTCATAGAGTTTAAGTGTAAGTGCTGCATCTTGTTCACCATAAAACCCAACGTATTTAGAATGTAGTTTATACATCTCCGCTTTAGGATTAATGCCCCAAGCTAAAGCAGCATCTTGCAACAGCGACTCGTCTTTCTTTTCTCCACAATACGTTTGTCCGAGTGCGTCGAGAGAATAAGAGTATCGGTTCTCATCTATGAGTGGAGCAGCAAACATAGTGTCGAGGATTTTACCCTTTACGTCTACTCCTTCTCTTCTCAACCATCCAACATCGTAAAGTGCATTATGAAAAATAACCTCTCTTTTAGTAGAAGAGAGAGTATTCTGTAACCATCGCAAGACTACTGCCTCATCAAGGTTGCCACCGCCTTCATGGCGAATTGGAAAGTAACCCTTCCAATCTTTAGTAGCGACACCAACTCCAACCATGTGACCTCTGTTTGTAGCCCACCCTGGACCAGAGGTCAATAGGTGGGGGTCATACGTTTCTAAGTCTACAGCAATACGTTCGTTTTCTGCAAACTTAGGGAAAATATCGGGGATAACCCAATCACTTTCAGGAGCAAATATAGGGGATTGCATTATTTATTTTTTGTTACCCTTTTTATTTTTACTGTTTTCTTTGTAGGTTTAGCTTTTTTTACCTTAGATTTAACAGGTGCTTTTCCACCTTCCCACGCTTCATTAACATTAGGAGTTGATTTGTCGTCTGCCTTATATATGCCTTTTTTAGTTCTAGCACGTTTAGGTTTTGGCAAATCTGCTTCAACAACAGAAATCTTTTCAAACTTTTCAAGTTTGACAGTAGCTTCTTTCATTTGAGCAGAAAGTAAATCTTCCTTTGTTTTATTTTGTAACAAAATTTCTTTAGCTTGTTCGAAAGGACTTCTTCCCTGCGCGTCAGCTATTCTTGGTTTTGTTGTTTTTCTTCTGAACCAGTCGAGTATTCCCATTCTGTTTCCTCCATTTTTTCATTATTAATTTCATCTGGATTGTTAAGAATAAATTCTTCACACAATATCAGATACCTTCGTAAATCTCGTATATCATCAAGTAGACCTGCTTCGCCTTTAAATGCTTCACCTGCCTCGAATACGTCCCACCCATGTCTTTCAGACTGGTGTTCTATTCTATCAAATTTACGAGCCAACATCATAAAAGCACCCACACCACCGCGTCGCCTCCATGAATTCCCATAGGACTCTTCAGCTTTCTTTAAAGCTGATAAATCCAACTGCGCTATATCGCGCATACGTTCCCACTTATTCGCCATTGTTTCCTCCGTTATTATTAAGTGTCCAAGACGCATCTCGTTTCTTTATCCAATCGAAACAAGCTGTCATCCAATCGTTTGGAAGTATTTTCATTACTTCTCTATATGCTTTCGCATAATCTCTTTCTTTATGTGCGTTAAATGTTTTTAACATAGGTATAGCAATATCCTTGAAACCAGGATTTTCCCAAGCATCTTCATAAGGTTCGTAAAAATCCATACTAAAGAATCTATCTAGTTCCCAATCAAAAACTTCTGGGCGAGTCATAAAATTAGTGTAAACTGTCCCTTCTAAAAGATCGTAAGGGTTTTTTATTTCTGAATAAGTCCAAGGATTTATTTCTATTCCTTTTACTCTTTCCCAAACTTCATTGTGATACACATGAAAACTATCGCTTACTTGTCGATACGTTCCTATTGTTACTCTAAGATGACTAGCTATATACTCCTGTAGCATAGACATATGTACTGCATTAGCTCCGTAAGCTCCCCAAAGCATGTCGTTAGAACGATTGCATACTGTCATGTGTAATTGTTTATCTCGTATTTTAAAATAAATATTAGTGTTGCAGGGTACGTCTTTACCTTGTTTGTTTAAATCTTTATTAGCGTCCCACATTTGTAAAACGCACCTTCTATCATCAGGATTAGCTTTTAACATTTCTATAACTAATTTAATTTGATCTTTATGAAAATAACTTTTCCATCTATGACCATAAGCACCCCATAAAGTCTCGCCATCATCTGAAAAATTTTCCATGCTTTTAACAAAATGAGTTAAAGGTTTTAGGTCATTACGACCTGCCAGCATCCAAAGTCCCTCTATAAAATGGAAGAAAGGATTAGCGTCTCTCAGTTTAAGTAACAGTACTCGTTCCCAAGGTTTTTCATAAACGGTGGTTACAGGTTCTAAAGCTTCATAAGTAGTTCCGTTTCTACTTTCTTGTTCCCTAAAGTTTCTCGGGTCTTGAAATAAATCTAAACCCAACAAAAGAGCATCATTCACGTTTCTCGCGTTAATAACTTTCATACAGAATCATGATAGGCTGAGGTAATTTCTCCAACTAAAAAACCTAGTTGTTCTTCAGTCAGCTGAGGTAGTTTCCTTTTTAAGAATCCAATAACTAATCCATAGTTAGCTGGAACTTTAAGAAAAAACGCTACTTCCAAAAACTGTGTGTAATAAACATCTACTGTGTCTCCGTATTCTTCTAATAGCTCAATCGCTTGATCTTTATATTCGCTCATTTCTTTCTCCTTTATAGACCTTCAACCAATGGAAGATCTTTATTATATTTATAGATACTGCGTGTTTTACCCTCTTTCTTTACAGTCCTCGAGTACTTATCGAACTCGCAGAGTCCTCCTTCTACTTCTCGCATCTCAAATTTATCAAGATCGATAATATTGTTGTTTAGCCTTTCGTGGGCTATTTTTAATAATTCTTGCATTTCTTCGTTCCAAGGATGACTACGTTTACAAAACCCAAGTTCTCTGCCCGTAAGCCTATTGAGCCCTCGCATGGCTCCTGGTCCAGGATTAGCCCAAGTCAGGATATCATCGCATCCATATCCTATGTATGTGTGTCTTAAATCAGTAACTACTTCATATGCCATAAACGGTCCCATGTATGGATAATCTCGTAAAACATTCCAAATGTCTTCTAAACTATGTGTAGAATTCATTTTATCAATTAAATAATTTTTATCTTTCCACATGTGAGAAATACATTCAGCAACTCCTGTTACTTTATTCATTCGGTTTGGAGTTTTGATTATATAAGCCCCCGTTACCCATTTATTTTGTTTAGATATTTCTTCAATAGCTTTCTTTCTATCCCAATTACAAAGAAGATCGTGCTTAATTAATGTCTTTCCCGACTCTATGTAATTAAACCACCTGAAAATAACCGTAGCCATAAAAACGTCAGTAGAGTCTTTAAGAGGCTCTCTGATGTGTTCACAGAACCAACGAGTAGTTCTGTCATCTTCTCGGAAGACTTGACAAAATTTATACTTTTGTAAAACTTTGTCATCTGTCCAAGGAGGGCTTAGATTTAAATCTTCTTTAGCTATTCGTATCACTTCTCTTTCGTGAATCCAATAGATATAAGTATCTAATTCTTTTGGTAGAAATTCTGTCATTATTTTTTTCTTAAAACCCACGCACAATTATTTGCATATTCAGGATAGGGAGTAGCTACTACCATTCTTAAAAACTGTTTACCAAATCTTTCTCTAAGCATTAGTAACTGTTCAGTTGTCCACGCTTGAGGAAACTTGTTAAAAGAATTAACAGGTAATCCATCTACAGTGGGTTCTGCATATTGTTTTTGTGCTTTCTTTAGATTAGGCATTTGCATAAAAGTTCCTACCACAGATTCAATATGAAAATGTTTTTCTAGTTCTTCTTTAAGCTCGTCAAAACCCCATTCATAAATATGGTCTTCAGGTAGTTTATCGTTAGAACCGTCGTGGTTAGGTGTAGAAACATACGCTAGACCATCAGGTCTTAAGCATCTTGCCGCATCTTTTAACCAAATAGGAACAAACTCTCTTTCCATGTGTTCAATAACTTCTGTCGTCCAGAAAAAATCTATAGTTTCAGAAGGTATATCGAACATGTTGCCATATTGATCTCCTTCTTTATTTTTCCTAGGAACGGTTACATCTTGTATAGTAATAGTGGCATTAAAGTTCTTAAGCCACGTTGAGTTTTCAATAGGCTCTCCTCCATTAGACCAGAATGGGTTTTCTATAGCACACGCGGGGTCTATATCAAAACCTTGATATGATTCAATAATATCAGACTTCTTAACCGTGTATGATTTATACAAAACTCTAAGCGCCCAGAGTTCTCCACAACCTACTTCCATAGCAGTTATGGGTCTTTCTAAGTTTTTAGCTTCTTCTACACAGAGAGAGGCAATTTTATCGAATCTACTGATATGGGTGAGCTCATCAGGTCTCCAGTTTCCCAAAACACCTGCGCTAGCAATATCCATACGAGTATTTTTACTATCGTTTTCATTAACTTTTAATTTCTTTCTTATTGATGACATGGTTCCTCCCACCAAGTTGGTTTATTTCTACCCTTTTCCCACTTAGCGTAATACTTTTCATTTATACAGTAATCACGGTACGCGGTTATCGGGTCGTCGTTTTTATATTCATCAGGCATACACTGAGGTATATCTGACATTTGTTTGCTCGTGTCCCACAAGCCAGTTGGTAGCATTAATAAAGCATCGGCTAGTTTTTCTAAACTAGCGTGGACTTTATCGTAGCGATACGTGTACTCATTACCTAACGCAAGAAAATGTGCGTAAAGCCATGAATAGTTAGCTTGGTTTTCTCGAGCCCAAATAGTACATGGATGATTCATATAAGCAGTCTTATATAAGTTGTGTTCATCTGCGTAATCCTCACAACCCGTTACGCGGTGGGCGGTGCACAACATCTGTGCAGTTTCTAAAGGCATCTTTACGAGCAGCTTGTCAGGTTGAGCCTGAGCCGCGACGTAAGGATCCTCGTCAAAATAAAATATGTTCATAGTTCTCCTTTCTAATTTTACCCCTATTATTATCCTTTACTTTTATATACAAAGTAAAGAAGTTTTTATATTTGGAAGCAGCGCGTTGTTGAGGGCTCAATTAAATACAAGTTTTCTTTCGCTCTAGTAAGCCCAACATAAAACACTCTGTTCTCGTCATCAGGGTTCTCCTGATAGTTTTTATAAACTCTTTTAGTAATATCGGTAAGCAATACTACGTTAGTTGCTTCCCCACCTTTCGCAGCATGGATCGTTGACAAACGAATCCTAGGTTCTTTGGTAATTCTTTCTCCTCTACGAAGCATGGCTCTTATGTAACTGATGTCTTTTGGGCTTAATGAAGTTAACGCATCGTACCAATGACCTTCAGGTAAGTCAGGGAACCTGTACCTAAGACCCTTAAGGGTGATGCTTACGTCAATGTCTAAAACATCTAAGGAGTTAGGGTTACGAACTTTTATATACTTTAACAGATTGACGCATTCAGATAAGGGTAATTCTTTTCCAGTTAATAATTGTTCCCAATTTAATACTGCCCGCACTTTTGATTCAGAAATACTCGGTCTACCTTTAACTTCAAAAAACCAACCTTCGTTTCTGCAATGCTCATCTATTTGTTCTAGTAAATAATTAGTACGAGCAAGCACTAACCAGTCCCCCTTTTCCATATTGATTAATTCTATTGAAGGTTCCCACCTAACTAAACCTGTTTCTTTTTTAGGAAGCCATGTTTTATGTATCCTGGATCTAACTTGACTAATACAGCGACTAGCTAATTCATGTACCGCTGAAGGAATCCTATACGACTGTTCTAATATTGTAGCGTTGCCCGCGTTCTTAATTAAATAATCTACATCAGCTCCCGCCCACTTATATATTGCTTGATCATCATCACCAGCGACATAAACTCTATTTGCATTTTTTATAATCTTACGAACTACTGCCCATTGTAGAGGAGACAAGTCTTGAGCTTCGTCAACAAAAACTGCTTCAAATTTAGGCACGTCCCCTTTTTCTAAAAATAGTTTTAACATGTCTGTGTAATCAACTAACAACCTATCCTCTTTAAATAATTCTAAACCTCTAGCATATCTTTCTAGTTCAAACCAACCTACTGCATCGTCGACCTCATGCCACTGATCTTCTAATGATATTTGTCTCATACGAGATAAGTTTTCTATAAAGGCTAATCGATCATCGTGGGTCATCCCGAACAAGTGCCCTGAATCAGCGCTTGAACCGCCTGTTAACCGTATATTAAGAATCTCGTTTAACTCTCGGATATCTTTTAAATCCATTACACTTTCTTTAGATAGACCTAATTGTCTAAAAGCCAAAGAATGTAGAGTACGAAAAAATGGTAGGTCTTTCTGAGTTAATTCGAAACGTTCCATTGCTCGTTGTTTACCTTCTGTTACTGCTTTTTTAGTAAACGTAAAGAAACCAATTCGGGTCGGGTCTGTTCCTTTTTCTAGTTCATCTTCTATAAGACCAAGTAACGTGCTTGTCTTTCCTGTTCCTGGGGGTCCAAGAATTACTTGAGTGTGTGCGGGTAACATCATTTCTTATTATACACTTCTACAAAAGCACCACAATTAGAACAAGATAAATTAGTAACCATGTTGTAATCTTCGTTTTCTTCATCTATATCGTGGTCTCCACCCCAAATTAATTTTTCACGGCAATGCCAACAGTTCATATTCCACTCCGAAAGGTTAGGTTAATTCGTTCGCCTGTTCCTTTTAGAGGTGGGACAGCATGGGTAGCTGTCATTTGAGACTTTCCGTCAAATATAAATACATCACCCTGTTCCATTAAATACTGGGTTGTAGTTTTAGTTTGCGTTCCATAAATATCTATCTTGCTGGTCTTACTTTCTTTTTTAATGTTATACCCATATTGATTCCATTCAAATACTCTAGGAGCACCAAACGAAATAGATACGACTAAATCTTTTTGTCTAGGGACAGTGTCTGAATGATGAGGTATCGATACGTTTCCGTTTTTATACATACCACATAGACAAAAATTAAAATCTATTGCTCTACCTAGTTCTTTAAAAACTAGGGTTTCTACCGACCATTTAATAGGTTCTATAGAATAACTCCATGGTTCGGGTGTATATACTTTGCCTGCGTATTTGAAATCCTTAGAACCATATGCTTTAGTTGGTCTTCCTGAGATTTTTTCACCATTAAACTCTCTATCCACAGGGTCATCCCAAAAAGGTATGTCTGGGTAATAGTCGTGTAAAGCTCCTTTAATAAATTTTTTCATATTGGATTCTCATTAAATTCTGGTAAGTCGTGTGACTCGGTTTGAGATATAAATTCATTTATGTACCAAACATTTACACCTCTACCCTTTATATTGAAAAAGTGAGGCTTCCCTCCCATTTGTTTTAATTTAGAAGTTAGTTTATTTCTAGGGTAATCTTTAAAATTATTTCTATGTAAATATTCCATAAGATCTGCTAATCTGAAATAAGTTCTTTCATTTTCTGTCCACGGTTTATGTAGTAGTAGCTCATCTTTTTCTCGAGCAGGTCTTTCAGTACAAAACGTTTCAAGCAACTCTAAAAAATGACCTTCGGTAGAGGATTCTTTTGGTACTTCTACTACGGTTAAACTATCTAGTAACTGTTGAATAATTTGACGCCAAACGTTTTCTTTTACTTTCGGCGGTATCTTATTTAAAGCGTCCATACACTTACGTTGAAACCTATTTTGATTTAAAAGATCATCTGTTTCTAACTCTAGGCGACCACCTTCTACATCTAGGAACCATATAGGTGGGTCACTGTCTTGTTTTGTTAAATTACTAAACAACGGTGTTCCTCCGTTAGCCCCTATACCGTGTTTACGAGTCCTACATAAAGGGCTGTTACAATGGCTTGCTATCGGTTGGTCATTACACCTGTAGAAATAATCTTTCCTTTTTAATTGTTTACCTATCGTAAGCACTTCTTGAGCCCCTAGTGGGGGTTGCATATGCTCTAGGTTTGTTAACTCTAATCGTTTTTCCCATTCGTCTGGGTATTTCTTTCGTAAGAACACTCCTACATTAAACAGCCCCGAGTTACGAGTCCCTTTAGGAAAACCTTGAACAACGAGATGTTGTATACAAGGTGGTGATTGATCTAACCAATCTATCTTTTCAACTAAAGGACTAGCCTCTAATTTCTCTATTTCTTTAATAGTTAATGTTATTTCTTCTACTCTTTTTATAAACTGCTCTGGAGTAAGAGCCTCTCCAGCTAATCCATACGCATATCTAGTGGAGTTTTCTCCTCCGAAATATGGCATGTTTAATGTACTACCTCGATCCCCTCTGTCTAATAATAACTGAGTTTGTTTTGGGAATATTTCAGCTTGACCATATCCAATAGATGCGGCTAACTGCCTCAGTTTTCTCTGTAATAATGACGCGGGTACTGGTTCCTCTATGAACAAGTATATATGTGCCCCTCCACTTTTGCTACGGCAGACTACTAAGGGTAACTTATGTTTAGCTAATTTTTTAGCAAGTTCTTTAAGATCTAGTTGATACTCATCAACATCAATCGCACCCCAAACACAAGCATTGTTCTCGTCTATCGGGACAAGCCCAATGCTTTGTTCTCCTGAAAGGTGTTTTACCCATAACTCTAAAAGATCTTTTTCAGATAACTGTTTAGATATAGTAACGTTTCTACCACCTTCCTTTCCATCTTCTCGTGATTCATTCGTAGCTGTAAAGGTTCCATATGCTTGCCGTAAACCAGCATAACGTGTAGCAAATTCCTCTGCTAACGACATATGATATCTCCTTTAAATTAAAACGGAGCATCTCCAGACGATTGTGTATTACCGTCACGTTGCTGCTCTTCTTTTACTTCTACGTCTCCTGATCTTGCCGCAGTCATAAACTCTTTTGCGAGTTGTGCTGTTTCAACATCAGTAGGACCCTCTTGGTTCACTGTATAACCATGCCAAGTACCTTTGTCATTTGACTGAGTTAAAGTACCTAAAGTATAGTTATAGGCAAATATTGGAGCAGAAACCGAAGTTCCTTGGCTCGTATTTACTCTAGCCATTCTAAGCATAGTGAGCCACTTTCGTGAAGCTCCTAGTTGTGTAGAACTAAAGGCTATAACTGCTTGTTGTGGTTGAGGATCCAGGACTAACACAAAAAACTGTGCGGTCTCTACAATCTCATTACCATTATCCAAATACAGTCTACGGGTCTCGGGATTTTTAGTACAAGATTTTAAAATAGATACGTCATGTGACGCGTCTACTAACCCTCCACCTTTCTCACGAGGAACCCACTCGATATACTTTTTAACGTAAGCGCATGGAACTATCCTAACACCTGTGTCTCCGTCATAGACTTCATTGCTTACCGTGTTAACAAGCATTCCTGCTTGTGCCTCCTCAGAATAACGCCCGTCTTGTTTGTTAAGCTGTGGAGACATTTGCTGAAGAATTCTAATAAAGGGGATTGCGAAATCCTCTGATGTAGTTTCTTCAAGTCCTGTGCCACCCGATAATAAATCATCATCATAAGTAGCGATAGCTGTTTCTTTCTTTTCAGCCAGTTTATTTTTATTTTCTGCCATAATATTAGTCCTTCTTAATAATAGCTTTAGAGCCTATATAGACTCCAAAAGGTTCTGATGGAATATCCTTCCCTGATGTTAATTGCTCTTTTACAAAAGCTTTTAATGTACTGGGATGAATGCTTTGTCGTACGTCTGGTGACAAACCACGTGATTTTAAAGCTAAAACTGTTTCTTTAACAATTATATCTTCATCACGTCCGAACTTAAGTAGAACTTCGTTCTTAATTAAGCCCGCGTAACCGTTCTCTATAAGCCAGTTGTACGCTGTGTCTTGATTTGCCTTCGATATATGAGCATTATAGAACTCAGTTATGGTGATTTTCTCACCTGAACTAAGTACTAACTCAGTTAATCCAGCGGCTTGCATAGCCTCTGGTAACTCTTGCTCCGAAGTCAATCGAAACTCTTCTTTTTTAGCCTTAACTCCTTCTTCTAACGCGGATAATTCCTGAGCTAGTTGAACTTGTTTATTGGCTAAAGCCGAAACTAATGAAAGTTCTCCTTCGTTGATCTCATTGTGCCAAGATTCTACATCTTCGCTTCCAATAAGTTCTTCAAAAGTAGGGTTTTTATTTATCATATTTCTCCTTTCTGGTTGAGGTCTATAAATACAGGATAATACATACCTTCCTGTCTATCCCATTTAAGGATATTATATCGACCTCGATTAAACAATGCAGCAATCGAACACGCTACGCCAATAGCTGCGGGATCACCAATTAATAATAAGTAGTCTTCTTCCTTAAAGTCTTGAAGAATCCTTTTCATCCTTCTTACTGAAGGACCTGAGCTTAGCATTATATTAGTGTTAGAAGGTAAAAGTACCTCAAAATCACCGTACTGCCTAGCAGATGCGATATTGCGCCCCGTTACTTCTTGTATAACATATACTGTCATTTTTCTCCTTTCTTATTTCTAAGTAATAAATAATATATAGCAATTCCGTCAAAGTAAAGGGATATTACTTATAGTACTTTTAGAAATTAAAAAAGTTTTTGAAAATTTTTTCTTAAAACTACTAATAACTCTAATAATCTAATAGATTTTTAAAGAAACTCTTATAAACAAAGGGTTTACATCTATTAGATTTCAAACGAATTCTATTAAAACTCTAGAAATCTATTAAAAACAAGAGAGGGCATGAAGAAATTAAATGGTTTGGACTTTAACTATATAGTATTTAATATAATATATCGTATTAGAAATTAGAAAGTAATAGTATGAAATATAAGTTTAAGACGGAGCCCTATGAGCATCAGCTTGAGGCTTTAAAAAGATCTTGGGATCAAAAAGAGTATGCCTACTTCATGGAAATGGGGACAGGCAAATCAAAAGTCCTAGTAGACAACATAGCTGTCCTATATGACAGAGGGGTTATTAATGCCGCAGTTATTGTAGCACCTAAAGGGGTGTATAAAAACTGGTCGGAAAGAGAAATACCCGCGCACATGCCTGATCATGTGTTACGACATGTTGGAGTATGGAACCCTGCCCCAACTAAAAAACAAAAAATACAATTAACAAAACTATTTGAAGTAACTGATGATTTAAAAATATTGGTTATTAATGTAGAAGCTTTCAGTACTAAAAAAGGAGTTGCGTTTGTAGAGAAATTTTTACTAACTCATAACGCTTTAATGGCAATAGACGAGTCTACTACTATTAAAAACCCCAAAGCACAACGAACCAAGAGCCTCGTAAAGTTGGCATTACAAAGTAAATACAGAAGAATATTAACAGGTTTCCCCGTTACACAATCCCCTCTTGACCTATATACTCAAGCAGAATTTCTTTGCGTTGATCTATTAGGTTATAGTTCTTTCTACACGTTTCAAAACCATTACGCAAAAGTGGTTAGCCGAAGCATGGGGCAACGTACTTTTAGACAAGTTGTCGGTTATCAGAACCTAGAGGAGTTAACAGAAAAAGTAAGTCAATTCTCGTACCGAGTATTAAAGAAAGACTGTTTAGACCTTCCTGATAAAGTATACCAACGTAGAGAAGTAGAACTAACTCCTGAACAAAAGAAAATCTACACTCAAATAAAAGACTACGCGATAGCTGAACTTGATTCACAAGAAATGGTTAGTGTTACTTCAGTACTTACTCAAATACTTAGGCTACACCAAGTAGTTTGTGGATTCGTTAAGAACGATAACGGCGAAGAACAAGAAATAAAGAACAACCGTTTAGAAGAACTACTAAAAGTATTAGAAGAAGTACAGGGTAAAACTATTATTTGGGCTAACTATCAACACGATATTAAACGTATTCTTAAAAAGTTACAAGATATTGTGGGAGTAGATGCTGTTGCGACATACTACGGAGGAACACCTGAAGAAGAACGTCAACCTATTATTGATCGATTCCAGGATCCTGATTCTAATTTACAATATTTAATAAGTAATACCCAAACAGGTGGTTACGGGATCACGCTTCATCAAGCAAGTAACGTAGTTTATTACAGCAACAACTACGATTTAGAAAAACGGCTACAATCTGAAGACAGAGCACACCGTATCGGACAGGTAAATAAGGTAACTTATATTGATCTGATCTCTAAAGATACGGTAGATGAAAAAATTGTTAAAGCGTTACGGGACAAGCTCAGCCTAGCACAAGAAGTACTAGGCGACGACAAATGGAAAAACTGGATCGGTTAAGTAAAGTATTTTTTACGAGCGTCTTCGTTAGTCAGAGCACCACCACCAGCGTACATTCCAACAGGTTTTCTATCCCCACTACGCATTAATGGTCTACCCATATTAGCCATCATAGGATCTTCCATCATTGGCTCTTCACCAGCACTCATTAACATAGCTTTAGCGGTGTCTAATATAGCAACCGCAGCACCAATATCACCTTCGGCTCTACCAACCACGGCTTCGGCTAAAGCACCTGCGTCTTCTTCAATAGAGATAGGGGCTTCCATACCTCTTTCCATACCGCCTTCTCCAAGCATAGCTTCGTTGTCCATAAGCGCCATCATAGGGTCTTCACCCATAGGCATTCCTTGAGAGGGCATTGGAGGTTGTCCTCCACCCATTCCTGGTGCGCCCATAGGTACATCAGAAGGTCCTCCTGTCATCATAATACTATCGAGTTGTCCCATTCCTGGTGCGCCTCCGTTTGCATATCCTTTCATTGGTTTTTTATATCCTGGCATTTTTATCTCCTAGCTCTAAAGCCTGATTGAAACAGTTGTGTTAGTTTATCTTGTTGTTGCATCGGGGGCAACTGTTCTATCCCCCTGTTCATTGAACTGTTGTTTAAATTCACAGACCCTCCTCTATTTAAAGAAGTAGGTGCGGCTGTTTCCGAGCCGTCTGTTGGTAATGGAGCAAATGAGTTTATTAAATTTTCTCCAACTGATTGATACGGATCATTGTCAAGGTTCCCAAAATTTTCAGCACTTAATGGTCTTGTATAACTTGTGACAGAAGGTTCTTCTACTGCGCTGTAAATATTTTGTCCTGGAATACTATTATATGCTCGTCTTTGAGACGCTATTAACTGCTGCATGGGGTCTACAGTATTATTTCTAAACGCTGAGGGAATTCCTGCTGAGTTTCTAGCAGCGAGTCTACCTGCTTCTGAAGCATATGGAACTTCTCTAGTGTCCCCATAACCAAGAGTCGGATGAGCCCTTTGCATATAGGTTACAAAATCAGCTTCATTTGTAAAAGTATATCCATCTACTGTCCAAGTTGTAGACCTAGTTGTACCTGTACTTGTACCTGTTGGATCAGTTGTACCTGTTGGATCAGTTGTACCTGTTGGATCAGTTGTACCTGTTGGATCAGTTGTACCTGTACTTGTACCTGTTGGATCATTATTGTTTAAAGCGTCGGTATACACATTAGTTACAGGAGGAGGAATAACTATGTTAGGAATTATTGGATCCTCAGGAGTAATAGTTTCAGTTTCAGGGTCATAAAAAACTTCTCTATCATTATCTTCAAATGCTCTATTAGCATCTTCGTATGAAGATTCAGGAGTGTTTTTTAACTTTAAACTAGCTATTCCCTCCTGTGCTTCGTTAGTTTTATATTCTGCAACATCAGCTTCATATTGATTTGTTGCATTTTTAGTTTCTTCGTCTGCAGCTGCTTTTTGAACAAACAAATCTAGTTCTGGTTGATTAGGTGTTGCAAAACTATTTATTCCAAATTCTTTTTGAATATCTTCAAATGCTCTGTCTTCTAAATTATAAGACATTAGTTCATTGCTCCTGTTGGTTCTGGTGTTATAAATTCTATTGCGTTAACTGCATTTCGAGTAGCTTTGCTTTGTGCCGAGTTTAAATATTTTTTTGTCTTAGGATCATAATTAGAGTATTCTTCGGCAGGATCCATATACGAATTAACCCCTAATGCTGTCATTACTCTGAGGGCTGCTTGAAAATCTAATTTAGCTTTTCTAGCTTTGATAGCTTTATCTAATTTTTTAGGGTCTAATAAAAGTTCGCCAATGTATTTTCCTGAATTTACTTGGGCTAAGTTTCTAATAGCGGTTATTCTTCTTCCCCTCGCGGTTAGAGGAGGGTTAAACATTCTTTCAAATAACCCTGTTCCAGGAACAAGGGCGGCGGCGTCGATTGCTTCTATAGAATTTTGTCTAATTTGATATCGTTGCGCCATTAAATCTAAATATTCTAAATTCTTAACGTATTGTTTTCCTTCTGCACCAATTAAAGGAGAAAATAAATCAGAAAAAGTTTTTCCTGTTTCTGCAGGTCCAAATCCTTCATACAATATTTTATTTAATTCTTCAGGGTCTAAGCTCCAAATTCCATCATTTCCTCGTTTCATAATTTTTGAAACTAACCAACTTTTAGCAACGCTTGAAGTTCTTTTTTGTAATAAAGGACTTTGATCTAAAAACGGTTTAATAAACGCTAAATTATCTTCAAACACTGCGGCTCTTTTTGCAGAATCTCCCATTTCTAAAATACCTTTAACAACATTAGTGTAATTAGAATCACCTGCTTGTGTTGTTATTTGATCTATTAAAAGGTTTTCTTTTTCTAACTGAGGTAATACATTTTTTTCAAAATCTTTAAAAGTGTTAATACTTTTGAAATCATCTTTAGGGAAAAAAGCTCTTATAGTTGATTCGTTTTCTTTTAAAAACTTTCTATACGCTAAACCTTTTTGGAAAGGAGTTGGGGCTACTCCACTTTTAGGAAGTTCATTAACTGTGTTTGTTATTTTTGCTATTACTGAGTCTTGAAGAATTCGTAATTCAGGAGCATTTGTAGCATTTAAAATATAAACTAAATTTGTTATTTTTTCATTAGTTAATGATCCTGGTACATTTGTAGCTAATAAATTATTAACAAAACTTTCTGGGTTTGCTCGGGCATTCGCAATCTCAGCTACATATTTAGTTCTTAAGATTGCATCTTTTTGTTGCGTCCAAGCTTGCTTAATATTAAAACCGTAATTATTATCACTCATCCACTCCATTAATTTTTTGTTAGACGTCAACGGTATGTTTGACTCAGCACTAGCACCTTCTTTTAATAATTGAAACATTTGATCACTTAATGCTCTTTCTAAATCACTTGCTTTTTTCCGAGAAACTTCGTTGTTTGTAGAAGCTACATGTTTGTTTAAAGTAACCCTTGCTGTATTTAATTCGTCTAAAGTAAAATTAGGTTTTGCATAAGGTCCTGCAACAACAGTGGTAATATAATTAGGAATTTTTTGTCCTTTTTCATTTAAAGTAAAAGGATTTCTTTTATCACGTACTTCTTTTTCAACAGGTGCTCGACCTCTAAGTTTAGCTAAAGTTGATTTTGAATCTACCCCTAAAAGTTCATAAAAATCTTCTCGAGCTGCAGAAGACTCAACATCTCTAAATAATGCATCAGTATTATTACCTATTTGTTCCCATGCTTCTGCCGCTTTAGCTGTTCTTCCTCCTCCTGTAGTAAGACCAGCGTAACGAGGATCTTCTAATGCAGTTTTAAATGCGGTATTGTATTCACTAACATATTCATCCGATATTTCTCTAAAACGAGTTTGACTTCTTTCTTGTAAGTCAGTACTTAATTTAGCATTAGGAACATTTTTATATAACGCATTTCCACCCGCGTCCACACTAGAACCTCCCATAGCATTTAAAACATTGTCCATAGCTAACGCAGTAGCAGCTCGTAAGTCATCTGCCCGTTCTAAAGCTCCGTCTTTAAAATAAGAGCTAATACTATTACCTGATAAATCTTTATCAATACCTCCTCCTATTTCTCTATTTAAAGAAGAAAGAAAACGTTGCATTAAGACTTGGTCTCCGTTTAAAATATTTCGGAATATTTTTCTTATTTCAGGATCTGTAGAATTTTTTAAAAACATTATTTCAAAATCTGCGGCGGCTTCACTTAAAGCAGCAGGAGCTAGGGTTAAATTAGTATCTCTCCCTAAAAAATATTGAGAGTCGGGAACGAGTTTAGCAACTGCTTCGTTTATTTCTTTAGTTGTTACTTCTTGAGCAGACGTACCTACATCGTCGAATCTAATTGTTCCATCAGGCAACACATTAATGTTTTGTTCGACTTTTCCCCTAGTTTGTATTCCAGCATCACTTCTTCTTGCGGCTTTTATAGCTTCGTCTAATTCACCAAACACGGCGTCAGGAAGTAGTTCACCTTTAAGCATGTCTTTTATTAAAGGAAGCCCTCTCGCAAGACCATCTAATGTTCCTACAGAAAGTGTAGAAAGTAACCCAGTTAGACCTGCTTCTGCAAATATTTCAGGATAAGATCGGTCATGAGCTCCCATGAGTTTGCCCATACTTAATCTAAAAGTTTCACCTAAAGAAGCACTAAAACCTGTTCCTGTAGCTGTTCCTCCCCACTCTAATACTTTGGCTACTCCTCCTGGATATTGTTGTTTTTCAAAAATTTCCCTAGCACCCGCTCTTCCATATTTAAAAAATATTAACTCACCTATAAACGCAGGTGTTTCCGTTTGAAGAAAATCTATAGAATCTCGGACAGGGGTGAAACGAGGTAAATTCCAAGAAGAGACTTCTTTTGACCCAGGATGTTCAATTTGCATCCCAAGTTCAGGGTTACTCGGGTCTGCCCAGTAGGCTGTACCTTGGTCAACCCCTGTTCTTTTAGAAACAGTCCCTAACGCAAAATTAAGGTCTCGTGGAGTTTTATTTCTAGGCATGAAATAACTAAGGTTTTTTACAGAATCGAAATCAAAACCTTTAAATATAACATTTCTATTGGGGTCGTCGTATTCTTTATACCCCGAAAAACCCCTTTCTTGAAGTTTTCCTACACTTTCGTCAATAACATTGTATTGCGGGGAATTTATTGAAACACTTGGAGGAGCTAATCCAGGCTGAGCAATAGGAGTACTCAACAAAGATTGTACATTTTCGAATAATTTATTTCCAAAAGGTTGTGGATCACCTTTAGGGTCAACTGGGCGACGGTTATAAAAATTGTATTTATCCCCTATGGTTTTTAATTTGTTATCAATAAATTCTTTAGTAAACGGTTCGCCAGTGTTTTGGTTAATCCCTAAACTTGCTGGGTTGTTTCTTAATTTTTGTAATGCGGCAGCGTCATATCTAATTAAACTTAAAATTTGGAGTTCACCATCTTCAAAATAATTTTTCAGAGGTAAATCAGCTCCAAACTGTTCTTCAACTGACTCACTTTCGAAAGTAGCCGTTTCTTTCCAGTTCTCGTATTGTTCTTTGGTTAATGCTGGCATGTTAGATTCCAGTATTAAAATAGTCGTATATCGATTGGGTAGAATCAGGACGTAAATCGTCTACCTCAGCTTTAGTATTTTCAGATGGATCCAACGCTTCGCCACCTTTATAGCTGCCTAATGAGTTTATGTATCTTTTAATAGATGGATTTGACCTATCGTATCGTCCATAAAAAGGTACAAAATTATAACCAGTTATTTTTCCAGTCTCATCATCTATAACTTCATCGTAATACGTTTTAATAATCCCGCGTTGTGTTGGGTTATTCATGTCGTATTGATTATTAATTTTTCTTTTATTCAACATAACCCTCGGATCGTTATCTACTTCCCTAGTAATATCTTGTACAAAATTTCGTATAACCGCTCTTTGAACCTCAGGACTGTCGTTACTTCCTCCCCCAACCATTTCTAAGAAAAATTGTAAATCTTTATCGGATAAAGTACGACCTGTTTGACCCGCAGCAGCGGCAGCAGCATACGCTAATTTTAATAAACGAGAATTATATTCGATAGTAGCTAGGGAACCACTCGATAATCTATCTATAAATTTATATTTAGTTGCCCCTTCAAACTCAGACATAGCTGCTGCTAATTGGTCATCAACACTTCCAGGATCCATCATGTCTTGTTGTAATAATTCATACAACGTTTCGGCATGGTAACCTGTTCCCTGTCTACCTACATTTCCTCCCGAAGCTTTCTTACTGAACATACTTTTTTCAGGACTCACTTTAGCTATAGTTTCAAATGTTTTGACAACATTAACAAAACCGTTATTTATTGCCTGAGTTAATTTTCCTTGAAAACCAATACCACCTATTTCTTCGCCAGCGATTTGTTTATTCATGAGTTCTACTATCGCGCCCGCGGTATTATGGACGTCTAATAAAGATGTTTCTTTTTGTGCAAAACCTATTTCCCATTTTTGTAAATCTGCTGCTGTGTTTGCAGCAGCAGTAGTAGGTATTTCTTTAAATTCGTCTATCGTGGTAAAAGGAACCCAATTTGCTACGGTGCCTTGCCCTTTATTATCAAGTAAATAATTAAGAGCTTCGTCGCTATTTGCATCAATAAATCCTTTTCGGTTTTTTTGCTCTATTAAATATTCAGGAGCCGCTTTACTACCCGCCATAAAACCTTTACGAACATTATCTGTGGTTAATCCATTTTCTTTATACGAGTTTATATCGACAAACGTCATATTTTTAGGCGTTATTTTTTGTAAATTATCTTGGATAATAGCCCCCCGCCTATTTTCTTTTGTATTACTAGCCGCCTGTTTAGACGACCGTATGTTTCTGAGTGTTTGATTGTACTGGTCAGAACCTCTGCCCGTGGCTAAACTACCCGCCAGCATAGCAATAGTTTCAGCGTCAAATCTATCTTGTGTATCTTTAGGTCCAACAACTTGATAAGCTTTGTAACGGGCTTTTTCTAATTCAGTTGGCTCTTCTGGGACAGGAGCTCCTTCTGGACGAATAGTTTCGTAATATTCTTTTTCTGAAAGTATTTTAGGAGGCTCTTCAAAAGCATTAAAAGCTGCTTCAATACCGTAAGGAACTATGCCTGCTAGTCTTTCAAGAGGTTTAACTTTACGGCTTCCTCCACCGCCGCTACGAGGAGTAGGAAAACTCATACGAGTTTGTGGCATTTTAATAGTGGGTATTAAACCACCTTCACCGCCAATATTTGCAGGTCCTTGAAAACCACCTATTCCTCTGTTATCTCGTTGTGCCATTTTCTTCTCTAAGCTACGGGCATATTATTACCGTAAGTTCCCCCAGTATAATTAGGATAAGTTGTCTGAGCACCATAACTACCCATAACAGGATTTGCAGGAACTCCTCCACCAGAAGGAGTGCTCATAATTCCCCCACCAGGAATACCAATATCAGAATTGTTTGGACTAAATTGTGCCCCATAGTTGCCTCCTGCGGGTAGCTGTAAATCAGCGTCATAGTTAGCTCCCGCATACCCAAAACCACCTGCCATTGGTCCAAGAGAAGCAGTAAGTGCCCCAACATTTTGTAATGTTTGCATTGGTAAATTGTATTGACCTGTAAAGTTTTGGTAGTTTAAATCCATTAGAGACTGTTGTCTGCCTCTACCTAATCCACCCATACCCATAGTACGGTTTATATCGGCTGACTGTAAAGCAGGTAATGCATTTGCCATACTTCCGTATTGATTTCCTAAATTTCCAAAAGTTGTTGCTGCTTGATTTCCCATCTGCGCAAACTGATTTCCTAGTTGCCCATAACCAGAAGCTGTCGCTGCTTTTTCAGCTTGTTGTCTAGCAAATTCATTAACAGATTGTGTTTGAGCATTTTCATAATTTGCGGCTCTAAGTTTTGAAGAAATATCTCCAATACTTCGCAGTCCTGTTCTTTCAACATCTTCTTCAGTTAATCTTCCTCTACTTCCTCCGAAAGCTCCAGAACTAACCGCTCTATCCCTAGCCCCTATTTTACCTTTTTCTGTTTGTTCCCTAATATCTGCAATACTTCTATCTAACACTTCTTCCGTATATGGGTTCATATAGGAAGCAATTTGACTAGGGTCATAAGTGTTATTAAGAGTGCTTAATCGTTCTTCTGCTTCTGTTAAAGACCTAGCTCCTGCCGCTGTCCCTAGTGCTGAAGATCTCGAAGCATCCCTCAGTAACCCACTTTGATTTTGTAAGTAAGGTCTATAAGAACCAATCGCTTGATCAGACATATCCATAGCGTATTGTTCTCTAGGGTCAAATTGAGCAACTCGTGGACCTGTGTAAGTGTACGGGTTTGTGTTAGGTGCTCCTAAATTATCGAACTGGCTTTTTAAAAAACCTTGTGCGTAAGGAAAAATTCCCTGTTGTAGAAAATCTCCGACATATCCTGCAGGAGCTTGTGTTGAATATTCTCGCGTGGTTCTATCAGCCATAACGTCTGTTACCTCTGTTATTAAATTGTTCTAAATTAGCAATCCCTTTAGAGTGGTTGCCTCCTCCTGCTTGATCAACAGCTGCTTTAGAAAGCATGTACTCTCCGTTGCTTGCCATTACAGGTATTAAATCGTCTTTTGGACCTCCTGGACCACGAATATCTCCGCCGTTGGGCATATAGTTTTGCATAAACATTTTTCTATTTAATGCTCCTCCGCCTTGCATAGCTTTATATTCGAAAGGTGTTACACCTTTAGACGCAGTTTTTTGTCTTTGTTGTCTAGCTATTCTTCCACCGCTTTGAGGAACAATATTTCCTTGTCCTTTAATAGTTCTTTTTCGAGCTGCATCTGATTTATTTTTACTATCTAACACAGCCATAAGTGGATTAAATCCTTCACTAAATAACTCACTTAGTTGTCCTAATAATATATCGTTTTTTAGTTTGTTCTCAAAATCTTTTTGATATCTTTTGTTTGTTTCACTATCGGGGCTAAGTGCATTAATATCTTCAGAAACTATTATTTTTGGGTCATATAAATTAGTGTCAAAAACAACGGGAATAGCTGCGCCGTCTTTTAATCCAGGAACAATAGATTCTTCTTCTTCATCGTCTTTATTGTCTAAGAAATTCGAGGCAAGTAACAAGCCAAGAATCCCGCCAGGCATTATGTCTTTTATACCTTGCCCAAAAATATCTTGGGCTATCTGTGTTTTAAAATCTACCGAGTTTCCTTCAGCTGCGTACAGCGGTCCACCGTATTGCATATTTTGGGCTTGTTCTTTGTCGAATTCTTGTTGCATTTGACCGTATTCAAAAGGAGTGATTCCCTGTAGTGTTTCTATGCCCACAGGGTTAAATTCTATTTGATTATTTCCAGAAGATGTTTTAGAAGAAACACCACCCCCGCCTCCACTACTATCGGGATCAAAAGCTGATTTAGCTCCTGACAAAGCCTGCAGTGCTGTAAAAGCAGCCATTACGGCTTCTACACTCATAACTAGTTTTTAACCTTTTGTTTATTTAACATCTTCTTCCTGTTTATTCCTTGTGTAATATTTTCCAATATAGGTATTAGCGGATAAAGCCATGTCCGAAGGCTGCAGTAAAGAACTGATAAATTGATTATATAGCATATAGGTCAATTAGCCAAAGGATTATCGTCTTGTTTATCTAGCTCTATCCAAATTCTTTCAACATCACTTGTTAACGAAGCAACACTTGCTTTAAGATCGCTGTTATCTGGGATAACTAAACCGTCTATTGACTTATTCATGTACTCTACAGAAGTTTCTATAGCTACAAATCTTTCTTCAATAATTTTTTGAGCATCTTCTGTATCACCTATACCACCTATTTGTGCTTCAAGGTTTTCTAACCTATTTACATACGTTGCTCCTGTGTACCCGAAACCCGCAAGAGTTCCTATTATCCCAACTAAAGCTATAAGTTGTGTTGTTTTATTCTCAAACCAGTCCATGCTGTCTCCTATAAATTTGGTTGTTGTCTTATCATACTATTGATTTGGTTCAAATTACTACTAGCTAAACCATAAAAAGCTGTAATGTTGTCTGATATATATGCGTCACCATAAACAGTTCTTGGTTCGTACCAAGTCTCAGCTTGAGGAATAGACACAGTTTTATAAACTTCAAAAGAAGGCACATAACCTAGATAAGCAACCAATGTTGATTCGTCCCCGTATTTCCCAGTCTCTTGTTGTTCTTCTTCCGCTTCTTCTTTTTGAGATTTTATATTTTGGGCAACTATTTGATCAGCTATTTGATCAGCTTCACTTGCGGTCATTACTCCTGAAACAGCAGTATTTATATCTCCCTGCATGTCTTGAACTTGCACTTCAGCCATAACTATCTGAGGATTATTATCTAAACTAATCATCGGAGTAACAACTACAGAAACATTTCCCATACCTCCCGAACTCATAGATAAAATTTGATTAGTTTGAACGGCTGCTGAAGCTATCTGATCAGAAACACTAGGAGAATTGCTTGTACTTACTCCACTAGAACTACTTGAAGCGCTAGAAGTATTTGTTATCGAACTGCCTCCCGAATAACTAGTTCCCGAAGTTCTTGAACTGTTGTTTGCAGTTCTAATAGTACTGGCTACGACAGATAAAGCTGAACGGCTTACCGAACTTCTTTCTTGATTCGGGACACCTTCTTCTTCGGCAAAGAGTTCTTCGGCAAAGTCTTCTTCAACGGCTTCTTCACGGCGCTCTTCTTGGCGGTCTTCTTCGGTAAGAACTTCTTCACGGTTTTCTGCAACCTGCTGTTCTTCAATAATGTCTTCAGCTTCTGCCAGCTCTTCTTCAAACCATTCTTCAAGTTCTTCCATAGTTTCAAACTCTTCTCTTTCAATTTCTTCAATATTTTCATTTTCTAACTCCTCTCTAATTAATGTTTCAAACACAAACAACTCAGGTAAATCCTCCAACACAGGTAATGCATCAAACGAAAGTATCTCGTATGTTTCTATCTCACTTAACACTACTTGTTCATCGTATTCTTGTAACAACATATCAACGTCATTATAAGAAGTGTGTGGTGTAGTGTCCCAAACCACTGTTCCGTCATTACTAAATTGAACTTCTGCTCCATACCAGTCGTCAACTTGTTCTTGACCAAATTCTTGAATATCTATGTCGTACCATTCTTCATCTGTAAATTCCATATTTGCATAAGGATCGTCATTATTGTTAAATTCATCCTCATAACCATAATCAAATTCATCTTCATTGTAATATGCATAAGAATCTTCTAGTCTATATCCTGGACAAGCTATATCGTGTTGAGTGTCTTGTTGGCAGTTATAATCAAACAGTGCGTTTTCATAGTTAGGACAGTTTACGTTGTTTAATGCATCAGTACAGTCTATACCATTTCCAGAACCTGCTCCGTACAAAGACCCGCCACTTTCTAACAGATTGTTTGTAGAGGTGTCATTCCAATTTGTATTTACACAATTACTTGCGTTGGTAGATCCTGTATTACATTCATCGTGGAAATAATATTGATAGACTTCTTTGCTGCCACTTCCTATTTCTCCAATAAGTACATCATGCCTATCAATATCAAGTCCGCCATATCTAAACTCAAAAGTATCATTGGGGTATAACCAAACTTCAAAACTATTATCCGTATTAGCTTCATTATATTCTCTCATCTTATACCAACCGAAAATAGTATAGTCAGCAAAAGTCTTAGCTCTCATACCTGAACCATTGTCTTTTATTAAATCAGTCCAAAAAGGGTATAAGGTATAAGTGTGTTGCCCTGATAAAGGATCGGGGGTAAAGTCATTACAATAAGCACCTGAAGTTTTAAAGTGAAGACAACCATTAGTTGCCATTCTAGCTTGAGTAAAAGACTGACCATAAAAATCAAAAGTAAATCCTATGTTAAATGCAGAAGATACCGCATCATCATTTGAACCAAGCCCTGTTGAACCCGTTGAATTAGTTTGTAAATCATATAAATTTTGATTTGCTTCGTATATGTAAGAAGCTTCTGTTTTTAAAGAAATAACTAATACAAGAATTCCTATCCCTACCATGGAGCCTGTCACTATTATATCTGACAGTATTTGATCTAATTTACTACTTGGCTTTTCCATTCTTTTTTGCAAAGTGGTTTAGATTTTTTATATCCTTTAACAGTTCTTTCTGTTCTACACTGTTTTATAAAAATATTTCTTTTTTGATCTTCAATTCTTTTTAATCTTGTCGTTTCATACTGAGCTATTTCTTTTTTACGTTTTTGTTTTTCTGCTTCTTTTTTACGTTTTTGTTTTTGTTTAGTTTCTTTCTTCTTTTTGTATTCCTCATAGTCAGGTCTATCTTCCACATTACTAGCCCATTTTGCTGAAGCTTCTTTACCTATTTTACCATTATATGGACAAGGAGTACCTGCCATTTCCATAGCTTTAAATACTCTAGGATCTTGACAAAGTATGGAGACAGAAGCTACTTTCATTCCTGTGTCGTATAGGTATTTAGACAATTTTAATCTTTCGCAGTTTTGATCTGTAACTGTACTTCCTGTAGAGAAACCAAACACTTGACCCTGATAAGCCCCTGATCTACCTACGGTACATAAGTCTTGTGAATAACTCATAATACTTGGTGCGATAGCACTAGCAGGTGGAGCTTTTGTAGTTACGTTTTGGTTTATAGTTTGAGTACTATTAGATTGATTAATGTTTCTATTGGTATTATCTGAAACCGAATTAGAATTATTATTGTTCGTATTGTTAGTTTCTACGTTTGAATCTGAAGTACTGTTGTTAATGTTGGTGTTGCTGTTTGTGTTGTTTGCTGTGCTAGTAGAATTATTTGTATTATTTGTTGTGCTGTTGTTTGTAACGTCTTGGCTGACATTAGACGTATTCATGCTAGTAGAAGTATTTACATTTGTATTCGCATTTGTATTCGCATTCGTACTTGTTGAATTATTAGTGTTCGTATTCGTATTCGTATTCGCGTTAGTACTGTTGTTCGTATTCGTATTGTTGTTCGTACTGGTATTCGTATTATTGTTCGTATTAGTATTCGTATTTGTGTTTGTATTTGTATTCGTTGTGGTAGTAGTATTTTCTGTTTCTAAAGTATTATTTTCACAATACTGCGTACCGTTGGCACACCCTGTTCCTGTTTGTTCTACTGCAGAATTAATATTTAATGAAAATAAACTAGCAGCAATAAAACCCATCCAAAATTTATACATGATTTTATTTACTTTCTTTTGAATGAGATGCTCCAAAATAGAAACTTATAATAGCGCTTGCTAACCCACCTAAATAACCGAGGACTAAATTTATTAATGCTTCTGAGTTCTGTTCGGGAGGTTGGAGAGTTACTAAAAATATATAACCCATAAATCCACCCACAACAAGTATGCCCATTATTCTAGCTGTCCAGTCACCGCTGAATTTTCCTCTAGCATCTTGTATGTCTGCAGTTTCTAACTTAAACACATCAACACTAAGTTCTTTCATCTGTAGTTCAAATTGCTGTTCTGCTTTTTTAAGCTCAAGCATTTGTTCGGGAGTAGCTTCTTGTATTGCTTTGTCTATGGCTTTAGGAGTATTGGGAACACCTAATACTTCTGAAATCATTTTAGCCGCCATACCTCCCATTGGTCCACCTAATGCAGTACCCAGTGTAGGAGCGACTGCGCCTACAACACTTTTTAATAATCCACCTATTTTCATGACTTCTCCTTTGGAATAAATAAACCTTTTTCTATCAGTATTGCTCTGTTAACTAAATGAGCCTCTTTTACTAATGCTTTATTTTCTGCATTATATTTAACTGCGTGGCATTCTTTTATCATTAATTCATTAACATTTTTCATCGAACCTTTTTCAAATTCAACCCAAACATCGGCTATTATTCTTCCAAATTTTCCTCTTGAGTCTTTTAACCTTGTTTTCAATACAACTTTTTTTTCTTTAATACATTCTTGAAGAAAAGCTTTGGCAAGCTTGCCTCGTGCTTTTTCATCCAAGTCACGAGTCCTCGACTCGGGAGTATCAATCCCACCCAAACGAACCCTAGAAGAATACAAAATATCAAAGCCGAGGTCAAGAATAACATCCATAGTGTCACCATCAACCACCCTTTTAACTTCGCAACTATATTCGTACATGTCAATTCCTCCATTGATTACTTCTTTCCCCAAGAAGCTTTAGCTTTAGTTTTTCCTTTGTTATTTAGTTCACCGTAATGAAACAACGCTTTACTGTTTTGAGTATGAGTTTTACCCGTATGTAGTGAACCGTTTGACATTTTATGCATCTGTCCTTTATGAACAGAGCCGTCTCTTTTATAATGATTTACACCTTTCATATTAACATTTCCACCTTTTTCTTGCTTGTCTCAACCTAGAATTAGGATTTTTTGCAGCTTTAGGAAATTTCTTCATTTGCCCTGCTGACCTTGCGCAATAAGACTTTCTTCTTTTTGCTGCTTTACTACCTTTTTTTACTTTGCCTGTTACTGCTGTTTTTAATTTAGATCCTGGATTCTTTTTTCTATAGGCTTTTACACCTTTAGCGGTCATCCCCGCGCCCGATTTAGTCTTGCGATAATTAGCCCCTTTTCCGCTCGTAGTGCGTCGTATAGGTTTTTCCTTACGCTTAGTAGCCATTACCTCTTAGCCGTTCTCTCAGACCTTTTTAAAGCTTTAGAAGACACAGTTCCTTTTCCTGGTCGGCTTGTTCCTGCTTTTTTTCTTTTATTCATATGATAATAAAGACCTTTTGTAGCTGTTCTGCCGTCTTTAGTTTTATGTGTTTTTTTACTTGGCATTATTTTTCTCCGTGTATTACCATTTGTTGTAACCTAATCGCTCTTCTTCCCACTTGAGTAGCCCATTTGCTATCTATCATTTCTTCGCTTGCTTTTTTCCAGTCACCTTTTTGAAGCGCGTCTATAAATTTAACGAACTTACTAAGTCTAGGATAACCTAAATTAAAACACATGTTTGCTAAAACTTTTTGTCGCACACTATCAAGTCCTCGCCACCATGACATGTTTCTATCTAGTTCTTCACAAACCGTATCAATATCATTATTTAAGCACTCTCTAATACGTTCTTCTGCAACAGGAGTACCTACTGGCATTTTAAACTCAGGGTCTGAGCTTAAAACTAAATGACCAACTCCTAGTGTAAGAAATCCAAGGTGGTCGTGATATGTTTCAGTTTTATAACCTTCGTCCATAATTAATTCTTCTATTAATTTATCTTTATTCATCAGGTGTACCAAGTCTCTGTGTTGTAGCCTGTGTTCGGGACTGTTATGTTTACTATTGTATTTCCATTTGTCGAAACACTGAGATTCCCTAAACCACCAACTGCGCCTACTCCGTCTTCGTTTCCTTTGTAAAGATTTATCCATTTTTTTCCTGTCCAAAGTTGAAGTTGTTCACTAGATTTATTCCAAACAATGTCTCCATCATTAAATTTATTTTCGTTTCTTTGTTCAAAACTCACTGTTAGAGTACTGTCTAAATCTACTTTATTTAAACTTAATTCTAAAACTCTAACTAATCGGTTAAACGTGTCCGAAGATATTTCACCTACTGCTATGGGCAGTTTAGTTTGTAATAACTTAGACATTATCTTTTTCCATTAGGTTGAAGAGACATTCGAGTAGCCCCAATTCTAAAACCTACTCCTATTTGTTCTGAAATATCTGCGTCGTCATCAGATTCAACTCGTAGCACTGCTTGTCTTGCTCGTAAACGAGTCTGTATTTTAGTAGTAGATGCTGTACAAGTTGAAGTAGAAGAAGTTGTTAAAGATTCTCCTGGATAATTTCTTTTCTTCAAAACAACATTAATTGTTTGGGAAGACCCCCCAGTTCCTGTAAATTTAACATCAGGGATTATTTGATTAATAAACTGATACTCTTCTCCTTCTCCTATGTCAAAGTCACTTGACTCGATGTAAACGCTTTCCATAGGAGAACCGTCATCATCATTTCCTGTCTCATGGTTATAGAGATACCCTACGTCTGAAGTACTTTTAGTCGCTAACGGATTATTAAAAACTCCTTCATCCAACCACGCTGAACGTGAAAGTTGACCAATAGCCCAAACATTTTCTTCATAATTATAAGTGACATATCTGTCTATGACTTCTGCGTTTTTAGAACAATAAAACCAACCTACTTCGTCAAACTCTTTGTTTAAAAAAGCAAAAACTTGATACGATTGATTTTCATTTAAATCACTAAACACATAATTTTGAACAGTACACGGCAGTTCTGCAATAGCTCCTGAATAACTATAAAAACCTTTTTTATCCATCCAAAACACTCCTTTGGCAGTATTTATTGATGCGTTTGGACCTATTAGACCAACCCCTTCATTTACTAAATTTACCCCAAATGTAAACGGTTGACCTACAAAAGTCATAGAATACATAGAAATATCTGTCCAAATAAGAGTTTCTTGTTTTGCTCGTAAAGCCCCTACGATAGAAGACCCTGCGGATAATCTAAAAGACCCTGCTGTATTTGTAGCTAAAGGTTCCCAAACTGCAGCATTTTCTTGATCACTCCAACAAACAAGCATAGGATCTAAAGATCCTGATCGACTAGTTCCTGAAATAGGGTCGCATCCGAAAGCAACAACATGTCTGTCTATGTCGCTGACTAAAACAACTAAGGATTTAGTAGGACATAAAACAGCTCCTGAAAGATCAGCTAACGCTACTGCTCGAGTAGAAGTTCCATTAGATTGATCCCAGTAGTAAAGTCCTCCCTGACGAACATTCATAATTAAATCTTCACCAAAATTATCATGAGACCATAATCTCAACTGGTTAGCCTCATTAAGAGCAGTTGAACCTCCAAAAGTACCTGCACTCCAAAGTCCTGCACCCCAACCACTAGCTTCCACATAAACATCAAGACCTACATTAATTTGGTAAGCAGCGTCTGTTGCGCTTCCACCATTACCTGTATCACTACCGTTAGCTGTAGCAGAAGCAGTAAAAGTATAGGTATTGGCAGTAACAGAAGTTATTTGATGTTCCGTATTTAAAACAGTAGCAGTTATTAACCCACCTAAAGAAACAGCATTACTTATAGTTACAAAATCATCAATAACGGCTCCGTGAGCTGTGTCTGTTGCAGTTATAACAGCACTACCATTAGTTGCTGCAAAAGTAGTAACGTTTAAATCAGTTGAACGTATAGGAGTAATGTCATAATATTCAGAACCTTCTTTAACGTAATATTTCCAAGTTGTTCCTAAACCTAGATATTTAGTGCTTTGTAAATTAACCCAAGGATGAAGTGCGCGACAAGTTGATTGAAAAGTAAATAATGTATTTTTAGCCCATCCCCCTATTTTTTCAGGAAGATTTTTTCTAAAACGAACTAGGTTCGCATCGAACCAACCACCTTCATTACTGTAGTCAGTTCCTTCTTTATTAATTCCTGGTTGAAATATAAATTTTTGTAGAGGCATTTCATTTCCTAAAATATTTGGTCTGCAAGTATTGCTCCAGCACTTAACAACAAAGTTATTAAAGTTGCTAAAACAAAAAATTCTAATCGTTTAATACGGTGAATAGTTTCTAACCACCTTTCAGTACAGACCGCTTCATGTCGTTCTATATGTGAAGCAACTTCCATTACTGTTTTTTTAACCATTTTCTTCTAAAACTTCTTCAGCTACTTCTTTAGAAGCATTTATTAAAGCTTGATTAAAGACTTGTTGTGAAGCCTTGATTTGATCTAATTGAAACATAAGTCTTGTTTCTTTATTTCTTAAATCTTCTAATTGAGACTGTATGTACTTTTGTTTTTCTGTAAGTTCTACTTCCACAGGTTCTATGTTTTCTACGTTACTCATAATTTAGTTAGCTGCTATGTAATCTGTGCCAGTTGTAATTGCACCTGTGTAAGATGATTTATCATCTGATGCACCTGCTATATCTGGTTGATTACCGATTGTTCCATCATACGCTAATATAGCTGTTAGATGGTCTACGTTACGTTGTACCAATTCATTAATTGCTGCTTGGTTTGCACACGTTGCTGCATGACTAGATGACGAACCATTTGTATTTATATCTGTAATAACTGTTACGCTATCTGTTGCTGCTGTTAAACATTCTGCTACTGTTTGTGCCATTATTTATCTCCTAATTTAATTTTTAATTCTTCAACTTCTGCTGAAAGTTCTTGTACTGCTTTAACTAACATTGGTACAAACTTGGCATAAGTAAGACCATAAGCGTTTTTATCTTCGCTCAGGTGTGTTGTTAAGTTAGTTTCATCATCTATCTTATGACCATATTCTGCTTCTATTTCTTCAACATCTTGTGCTAAGAAACCTACATCAGTCCAACTTTCTTTGTGCGTTCCATCAGGAGTATTTCCTTCTTCGTACTTGGCACGTTTATCCCATTTATAAGTTACTGGTTCTAGTTTGTTAATAAAACTTAATCCCATGTCTAATGGTGTTACGTCTGTTTTATCACGTTTATCAGAAGCTACTGTCCAATCTGTTTGTATATGGCAAGCTCCGTGTGAAGCGTTACCCATAGATATTACATTTGAACCTGTGGTTATTGCTCCGCCTGGATTGCCTGCGTATGCTGCTGAAGTACCAATCGCAATGTTGTTACTTCCTGTTGTGTATGCCCCTGCTGCGTGTCCTAAACATAAATTATTTGACCCTGTGGTATTTGCTGTACCTGATGACGTACCTAAAAAAGAATTTGTAGTACCAGTAGTGTTTACTAATCCAGCAAAAGACCCAAAAGCAGTGCTACCTTCTGCTGTGGTCAATGCCTCAAAAACTCTATAGCCTACTCCAGTATTTTGACCTGTTCCACCATTGTTTGTGATTAGTGCGTTTTCACCTATTCCAATATTTGGATAAGTAGAAGCTGTCATTGTGCCAAGTGCATTCATTCCCACACCTACGTTAGTAGCCCCTGTAGTTATAGCATCCCCCGCACCACTCCCGACCATAACATTACCTACTCCCGTTGTGCACGCTCCTAAAGCATTATTACCTACAGCAGTATTATCTGTGCCTGTAGTTGTACGTCCTGCATTATATCCTACACCAGTACATCTTACGCCTGTCGTTAATGTCCCTAAAGCGTCCGTACCAAAAGCAGCATTCAAATTTCCTGTTGTCTGAGCATCAAGAGCAAATTCACCAAACGCTACTGTTGAATACCCTTCTGTATTAGCAGCCATTGCACCATGACCCATTGCAGTATTATTATTTCCTGTTGTGTTAGCTCCTAAAGAATTAACACCAACAGATGTGTTATCACGACCTGTAGTAGTTGCGTCTTGTGAGTATGCTCCGATTGCAGTATTAGATTGACCAGTTGTTAAATCGTTTAAAGCAGAAAAACCAAAGGCTGAATTATCATCACCAGATGTTAAGGCTGCAAAAACATCTACACCTAATGCTGTGTTGTAGTTAGCAGCATCAATAGTCCCTGTAGTTGCATCTCCAAGCATAATGGATGAAGTACCAAATGTTTTAGCATCTGATAATCCGTTTATATCAGTAGCACCACCACTTGCATCTTCCCAACCTACACCACTTCCTGTTGAAGTTAAAACTTGTCCATCAGTTCCTTGTGCTCCACCAACTGTTAAATTGTCTGTTTCTAAAACACCATCAACATCTACGTTTCCTGAAATATCTAATGAAGCTGCAATAATTTCGCCACTAGCGTTTATTGCTCCGTTGATATCAATAGTGGTTGCGGCTATTTGAATCTCTGTATCTGCAACAAGATCAAGTTGCCCATCGGTACTAGAACTTATATGAATTGCTGTATCACGAAATTGAATTTTATTAGTAGTAGCGATAGTAGTTGCTGCTGCTATGTTTACAGCTCCGTCAATGTCTACTATGTCTAGGTTGGATGTTCCGTCTACGTCAAGATCACCATTGAAATCAACATTGCCAGCTACTGCTAGTGTTGTAGCCATATCAACAG